GCACCAGGTTCTCCTGGAACGCCGAGTGGACGCCGCCGTCCTCGTCGATGTACGTCGCCTCACGCGACAGCTTGATCGAGATGTCCATGCCCACGCCGTAGGCGGCCTGCGAGAAGTCGCCGCCGACCGCGCGCAGACCCGAGTCGACGCTGGTGGACTGGCGGCGCAGCTTGCCCGACACGCTGCGGGAGTAGGCGATGGGCTCGCCGATCAGCTCGCCCTGCAGAGCGGCCCCGGTGCCGGCGCCGGGCTGGCGGGTTGCCACGAACAGCGGCTCGCCCGTGGTGGACGTGGCGGCGAGGAGCTTCGGCTTCAGCCGGTTGTCGGCGACGGTGCCGGTGTAGTCCCAGTCGTCGTCGATGATCTCTTCCATGCCGGCGACGAAGTCGCCCCAGATGCCGCCCTGGTTCTGCGCCGTCGTGCCGAGCGAGACGGCCTTCGTCGTCATCGCGAAGTAGTCCTGGAAGGGGCCGGCGCCGCCCTTCATGTTCTTGCCGTGGATCGTCGCCATGTCGAAAGCCCGGGCGAACGCCGTCGGCAGGTCGCGCTGCAGCTGCGTCCACAGCCCGGCCGCGTTGCTGTTGGCGACCTCCATCGACACGGGGATGAGGACGGCGATCTTCTTGCCGCTCATCTGCTTGACCTCGACACCGCCCGAGCTCAGCGGCTTACGACCGCCCTCGGACACCCAGTCCGCGGTAGGCACGTCGAGCGGGACCGGCACCGCGGTGTTCGCCGTCATGGACAGCGGAACCCGCCGGGCCAGCGACATGACGGCGCTGCCTTCGACGGACTTCTCGAAGATGGGGCCGACCAGGGTATCCGGCAGGAAGATCGGGTCGACGGTGGACAGCTTGATGGGATTCGTCGCCATCGGGGGCTACCTTTCTCAGCGGCCCCGTGCGAGGCCCTGGCTCATGAAGTCGGCGAACACAGCCGCCGGATCGTTGGGGGTTCGGTTGCCGTTGCCCGAAGAGCCCTGCGTGCGGTCCGCCTTCGGCGCCCGCGGTGAGGTATCGGCCGGCTTGGCGAGGTGCGGCTTGCGCTTCAGCAGCTCCTTCAGGTCCTGCTGGATCGCTGCCGTGTCAACGTCGCCGTCGTCGTCCACGTAGGAGTTGAGGTCGAGGAACGCGTGGGCGTCCTCCGGGTCGGCGAACTCGGCCGCCGCCAGGGCCTTCACCTCGGACCGGACGGCGCGCTGCCGGAAGGACTGGATGCGCTGCTCGGCGGCGCTGAGCTGCTCGGTGAGCCGCTCCTGCTCCGACTTCTTCGCGTCCTCCAGCTCCTGCGCCTTCTGCGCGAGGGGCTTGGTCTCCTGGTACTTCGTGCGCCAGCCGGCGGACTCCTTACGGAGCTTCTCGATCTCCTTGCGGGCCGCGGCGGGATCCGCCCACGGGTCCGTTGACGCCTGCTCCGCCTCCGGGGCGGGTTCGGTGCCCTGCGGCTCCGTCTCGACCTGCACGGTCTCCTCGTTCTCGGGCATGGCTAGTTGGCCCTCCAGGGGCTGAGAAAGGCCGCCTCCAGGGCAGCCATGGAAGTTGGTCAGTGGGAGCCCGGCAGCGGGTTGCTGTCGTGCTCGGCGAGCGCCCGCCGGAACAGGCGCAGCTGATCGCCGGAGTGGCCCTGCGCATACTCGCGGTAGATGCGCTCCCACTCACGGGCATGCGGGGACAGCTCGAACCGCTGCCCCTTGAACACCGGGCGCACGACGCAATGACAGCCGTCGTGCGCCCGGAAATCCGCCGTGTCCTTCTCGTACACGGCGCCGCGCAGGGCGAGCATCTTGCAGAAGGCGCACGCCCCGCGGGCCGCCGATCGCGCCCACGCGGTGGCCTGCCGATCCTGCCGCACCGCCTCCCGGACAGTGCCTCGTCCGGTGTCGGCGACGAGCTTCTGCGACACCTGCTCGGCCTTCACCTCGGCCGCGGACAGCCGCACATCCATCGGCTGACGCTGAGCCTCCGTCGTCGCCGGATCGTCCGGATCCCGCGGCCACAGATCCTTCGTGGCCCACCGCAGCGACGCCTCCGTCTTCTCCTGCGGGGGCGGATCCGCCAGCGGAGCCGTGAACGTCCCCGGAACTCGGGCAGCCTCACGCTGGCCGTCGTAAAAGTCCGCGGCCAGAAGAGCCGACGTGCGGGCGTACTGCTCGATCACCGCGTTCATCGCTGCCAGCCAGTCCGGGACGCTCTCGCGCAGCCTCGACGGCAGGATCAGCCGTCGCAGGCCGCGAACATCCCGCACCAGCAGACGTGTCAGCCCGATCTGTGCGGCCCGGTAGCGGTTGGCGTCCTCTCCGCTATCCGAGACCGTCGTCGCCACCAGTCACCTCCGCAGTGGCGGGGAGCTCGGCGTTCTGGTCACTCAGGGCCGCCAGCCGCTCCATGAGCTGACCGCCGACCGCCGCGCCGGCGCTCCTCCGCCGGTCTGCCGCGACTCGGCGGCGCTGCTCCTCGGTGAGGCCTGCCATCTCCAGCAGGACATCCGACTCGGCCGGGATAATGCCGGCTTGCACCAGCTTCACCGCAGCGTCGGTCTGGGCGGCGATCGTCGGGGTGGCCGGGTTGCGCCACACGCACTCGATACGGCGCTCCTTCGGCGGCGGTTCACCGTCACGAAACCACAGAGCCAGCCGCATGGCGTCCCGGTGCGTCGCTGAGAACCGGCGAATCCTCCGCTCAGCCTTCTTCACCAGCATCGCCTCCGACGAGCGGATAGCGTCCGCGGAGGCCGGGTTGTCGCTGGTGTAGCCCAGCATGTGCGGCGGCAGGCCCAGCTGAGTGGCCATGATCCGCGCATACAGGTCGATGATCTTCGTCTGGCCGGACGGATCGTGAGCAGTGAACGCGCCGACGGTCGGCACGTTGCCGTCCTCGTCCCGCTCCAGAGCCAGCACGCGGCCGATATACGTCTCCCAGGCGCTCTTGGCGTTGCCCTCCGCATCCTGGAAGGCGCTCTCAGAGGCGCCCAGGATGTAGCGCTGCGGTGCGCCGAAGAACTCCGCGGCGACCTCGATACCCATCAGGCGCCGGCAGGCCGCATCCGTGATCGACATGACCTCCGGCGTGATCTCCGACTTCCCGATCCGGTCCGCGGTCCGCTGCCGGTTCGCCATCCGCAGCACGGGCACCATGCCTAGCCGGTGCTCGTCCCGTTCGAAGACCTGCCAGCCGCCGTCCACCTCGGCCGCATACACGGTCTGATCCGGCAGGTACAGCGTCACGATGCGCAGCCCGTCCTCGACGGACTCCCGCAGTGCCGCCGTCGCCAGCCGCAGCCGCGCGTCCCACATCATCGTCATGTCGAGCGGCGACTCGAACGTGATCAATGGCGGGTCATCACCCTCACCCGAGCCGACCGCCACGTACTCGCGGCCGTAGGTGAGTGCATCGAGGTGCGCCAGCGACGCCTCGTCGTACAGGTCGTTCGACTCGGCGATCTCCTCCAGGTCCCCCGCACCTGAGCCGTCAGCCCAGCGGAACGCCTCCAAGTCAAGACGCTGCTCCAGCGCTTCGACACCGATGCGAGGCCAACCGATGACCGTATGCAGCGTCTTCAGCTGCGGAGGGATACTGATCCCGAGATCGCGAACGACCTGCTCACCATTGAAGTAGGCGTCCAGCAGCTCCAGCCGGAAGCGATGCGACAGCAGGTCGGTGCGCAGCTCGGTCACCAACCCGAGCTCCTCCGGCGACAGGGACAGGAGCGGCAGCTCCGGAATGACAGCCGTCATCGCAGCACCACCACCCTCCCCTTTCCGGGACGCCCTCGCTTGGACCAGGCCGTCGAGTTCAGCATCATCCGGCGCAGCATCCGCGCCCCGATCGCACACACCGCGAGGTCGACCTTCCGGGCCGACTCACGGTGCTCCTTGCCGATCGTGTAGCCCCACTGGTTCGTGCGGCGCCGCGCATTCGCCACGTGCTGGCGCAGCACCCGGTGCCCGTCATGGAACAGCTGCCGCTCCAGAACGTCCCGGTAGAACCGGTCCACCGCCTCGGTGAAGGCTTGCTGACGGCGCCGGTCCCGCATGTCCCACAGCACTGCGTGCCGGTTGGTGCCACCCGTCACCGCCTTCAGCTTCAGCTTCTTGCCGTACCGCTGCGCCCAGGCGTCGATGTAGCCGTCCCAGTACCGCTCGCCGTCCGCGTCGTCGTGGCCGGCGCCCGGGTCGGCGAAGAACGCGATCGGCCTGTAGTCAGCGAAGACCTGGTCCACCGTGCCGTCGACCTCCTCGCGCGGCACCCGCCACGGCACGTCCTGCGGCCAGTTCGCCGGCCGCTGCCACACACCCAGTGCCGTGACGAAGCCGTCCGACATGCGGCAGGCCGCCAGGCCAGTGGCGTCGTCCGACTTGGAGCCGTCGAAGAACAGGACGATCTCGTCGCCCTGCCGAAGCCCCGCATCCTCGCGGCGGCAGGCATCCCACTCATACGGGGCGAGGAAGGCGTCCTCCGCGGCAACGATCTGGTTGAACCAGAAGCGTCGCGACCGGCTCGGCGGGTTACGGACGTCGAGGATCGACGCCTTCAACCGCTCGATGTCCAGCCACACCGAGTCGCCACGAACCGCCTTCAGTGTCGGCTCGATCCACTCCTCCGTCAGCTTGGCCTCAGCCGGGGCCTCCAGCGAGTCGTAGAACAGCCCAGTGTTCGCCGCGCGCCCGGCCTCGGCCGCCTCGAAGGCTTCCCGGGTCCGCTCCGCAACGGAATCCTCACCCGGCTCGTAGGCGTTCGTGTTGGCCAGCGTCCGCGACTGCCCGTCCGCGCTCTTGGTCGCGTTGCGCTCGATCACCGCGGCCATCTCGTGGCCCTGGTTGCCCTCCACCCAGTGGTGGGTCTCGCCCAGGTTCACCGCCGTCGGCCGGCCGCCCTCCAAGGCCCTCGGCGACGAGGTGACCGCCTCGATGCGGGCCCGCCCCTTGTCGGCGTAGATGATCTCCTTGCCGAGGTCGATGCGGTACTCCTCGATCGCCCGCTTCGACAGAATCGACGGGAACAGCGTCATCGTGTTCCGCGTCTGATCCTGCGACACCGCCGCGATCTGCACCCACGCCGCCGGATGCTGCACACCGAGCGGCTGCCCCGCCGGGACTCCCCACTCGTTGCCCTCGTCGGCGACCTGGCCGAAGCGGCACGGGCCGACGAACTCGAATGCCGACCACGTCGCGATCAGCGGGTCCTTGCCCCAGCCCTTCAGCCGCTGGATCACGCCGTCCCGCCACAGGAACCGGTTCGTCGCCGGATCCATGGCGTACCACCACAGCGTCAACCGGGCCTGCTCGGCCGTGTACCGCCAGGGCGCCCCGACGTAGTGCTGCAGGTAGGTCGCCGTCCACGCCAAGCAGTGCCAGCCCAGCGTGTACTCGGGCAGGATGAACCGCCCGTCCGGGCCACGCTTCCACGTCGGCCCGATCGTGAACGGCTCGACGACCTCCGGGACAGCCTCGTCAGCCACCAGCGAGGTCACGGTAGGCATCCAGCGGCTTCACCGACGCTAGCTGCGGCCCGGCCGGCTTCCGCTCCAGCTCAATCCGAGCCCGGCGCCGGTCCCCCTCCGTGGTGAGCAGGCGGGCCATCACGCTGTCGAGCGCGGACACGTACTGCCCATTCGGCGGGCGGTCCGAGGCGAGGCCACGGGACATGAGTTCCGCCGCGTACCGGGCCATCGCCCAGTCCGACGGCTCGTAGAAGGCGGCCTGCCCCGACTCCTGCAGGGACAGGTACCAGTCGGTGGCGATCGGGTGCCACAGCGGATCCGGCTCCGGCAGCTCTGGAAGATCGGTCGGCGGGCCGGCCGCGGCCTGCGCCAGCTTGGGTCCGTCGTCCTTGTTGCGTCGGCGGCGCGCTTCGGAGCGCTCCGGTATGGGTCCTCGAGTGCCCATGGCGACCTCCAGGGTCAGGCACGCCTCCGGGGCGCGCGGGGCAGATGGGTGCGCCGGCCGGGCGCGCCACCGGGGCGAGCGCGGGCACGGTGTGTAAGCGGATGGGCCGGGGGCCTTGAAAACCCGTACAGACAGTCAGGTGCT